ACATACGTAAGTGGTCCATCACTTTCAAATGCTTGAGTGTTATCTAATTTAAAGATAATTCTATTCAACTCACCATTAAAGGTATAAGTGTATGCACTTGGTGTAATGTAAACACCATTAATATAAACTCTAAACCAACCTTTCGTATCAAAAGTACCTATTAACTCTTGTGGTAGAATAGGTAATTCTGCATTTGCTAAATAAAAATAAGAAAACTTATTATTTACACCATCGGCAGTTTCATCAGGATAAATTCCTTTATTGATAACTCCATCTGCAGAACCTCTAATCGCAACAAAATCAATAACGTTTTGGTACTCATTATAAATATTCGGATTAGTAAATATATTACCCGATAAATCAGTTTCTACTCCAAATACAACTTTTTTAGGAGTAAATGATTTTCTAACCGTTGGAGATTCATCATAAGTTTCAGGAAGTAAGTATGCATTTACCGTCATAGTAAACGATGTTCTGATTACTCTTTCTGAACCTTCACCTACTTCTTGTTGGTTATCAAATGAATCAATACGAGTTCTAAATTTATATCCTTCCTCAGTTCCCCAATACCTATCAGTTGCATATTGAAATTGCTCTACAATCTTATTCATATGCTCGGTAAATGATGTCCAAATCATTACTTCATATGAAACTGTTACATAATCAGGAACCGAAACTCGATATTCTTCATATGAAGGTCCTGAACCTTGGATTAAAGTAAATCTCTCGTATCTATTTTTTTGAGAGTATTTTCTATATGCAGGAAGGGTATTTAAATCTTTGAATTGTGCAAGTGAAGTATCTCGTTCGATAGAGTTTCTCTTAAACATTACAAGTGGAATCTGTATTTTACCTCGTTGGTCACGAAGATAACCCTTCTCTCTTGCATTTGCCCACCTTTCTGCATTTCCGTATAATAGAGGAACCTTTACTGCTTGACCTTGTTCTTCCACATCAGGAATCACTGTATCAATCATGTATTCAGCAATAGTAGTATCAATATCAAGAAGTTTAACACCTTTTTGATATTGCTTATCTACTGATAATTGCTTTGCTCTATTTTTTGAATTATCCTTCATTATAATACTCTTTCTTCAGTTTGTATCGTACTTCTTCTTGTCATGTATGTAGAAACAATAATAGAGAACTTCTCACCTGATTGTCCACCGATGAGTTGGTCTTCCCTAACATTATCAATTTCAAAGTATGCATCATTATGATAAACAATATCACCAATCTCAGGATAGAACCCTGTTTCCTCGAGTTTAAACCTGTTAAATCTAAATTCTACATTCTGACCCGAATCTGGTCCAAAACCTTCATAAGATACACTTGTATCATCTCTTTCAATTACTGCAGTACATTGTACTCCTTGATAATAAGTTTTACTGAGGGATTCACCATATAGATTGGTTTTAGTATCTCCAATAATTAATTTATATAAGACAACAGGAGTTTCTATCACCGCTTCAACTAATTCACGGGATATACTTTGAAAAAACTTAATATCTCTATCTAATGCAAAACGTGGCATCTTATCCGGTATATATCGTTAATGGAACTTTTCGTAACATTTCTTGCTGATAATTAGATTCGTTATTTCTAATTTCAAACTGATTTTTTCTACTTAACTCTTCTAAGTTTTCTCTAAGTTGTTCAATCAAAGCATCTTTTTCAGTTTGTGCTTCAGCCCTTAATGCACCACCATCTAACGATATTTCGGAACCAGGAATAGGTATTGAACTATATTTTTCTCTAATTGCTCCTAATAGTTCTTTAGCAAGAGCAAGGGTGTATTTTCTAATCCATTGTTTACCCACATCGTTAATGAATGAATATGGGATAAAGTTATATCCTACATTTGAATAATCAGATACTACATCTGAAGTTACTGCTGTTGAGTTTTGAATAAATTCATCTCTCACAAAATATTCAAACCATAATTTACCACTCGTAGTTGGAATGGGGAATATCTTGAGTTTATTGTTTACAATATTAAAGGAGTGTGCAGATTTTCTAAATTGGTCATTAAATTCAATTGCTTGAATTCGTAACATATCTTCAAAAATTGGCATTAACACAAATTGTGCTGCTGGTGAGAATGAACCAAATCCAAACTCATCAATCAAGTTAAGTGTTCCCTGTCCACTTACCGAGTAAGGGTCAAAGAATCTATTGATTGCTGGAGTTGGGTCGTGGAACACAGTAACTACATCAATTCGTTTTCCACCTTCACTACCACTTGCAAATAATGTATCCAAATCATAAGATTGTTGATTTGCAACTAAATTAATAGAACCACTCTTTATATCGGTTGAACCACCAACACCTGCAAGTGTTCCATATCCATCGGAGATACTAATTAAATCAGGTAGATTTGAACCTTGAACTAATTTTTGAGAGTAATCAGTACCCGTTGGATTACCCTTTAGAGTATCCAAATTATTTCGAATATTAAATTGATTTACTTGTGCAGAATATTCTGAAACTGCCTCTTCAAAGCATGCGTAAAAGTTTTCATCAATAAGTTCTACGTTTTGAACGGGGTATCCCAACCTTTTTGCACACCAAGATGCAACTTTTGGTCCATCTGATTGAAATTCATTATCAGAATCATAGGTACCAAATGGGGTTGAATCTGAACCCGTTGTGATAGCAGAACCACTACCTGGCCATATTAGTTCATTCATGTTTATCTCCTTTAGTATCTATAAATATTAAGAAAATAAAGAATAGAGTTTTTGTTTATAGACATAAAAAAAGAGGGATAGTTTCCTACCCCTCTAATTTATTATCTAAGAACTAACTAAGATTAGATAGATGCTAAATCTTTAACATAAATCTTACCGTAGTACTCAGGTCTTACCATTTTCTTCGCGTATCTAGTCATAACTCCTCTTCTTGGAGTGAAGTTAGCTGGGTCATACACTAAAGGTGTCATGATAAGTGGTACATATGGTGCGTAAACTGCTCCTGTTTCAAGGAAGTTACCACCTCTATATCCTAATAAGATTTCGTTAGAAGTCATATAAGGATTTTTGTAAACAGTGTATCTGTTTGCAATAGCACCTACTGAAGTTACACCGGCTGCAAATTGTAATGCGTCTTTATCAGCTGATACAGTAAATCCTGGAATAGATTCTAAGATTGTACATACATCAGGAGAAGCAACTACGAAGTTTGCACCACCTCTTAATGTTAATTGGTGAATCTTGTTAGATACTTTGTTTAATTTAGTACCTAAAGTTTGGAACCAAGTGTTCTTTTGGTAAGCAACACCTGCAGTTCCTGCACTCCATACACCAGTTGCTGAGTTGTACTCTTCACCGATTGTAGCAGACCAGTAATCAGTTGTTAAAGCGTTAGATTTTAACATATCTAAGATTTCTAAATCAATCTCTAATGAGATGTAATCAGATAACATAGAAGTTAATTCAGCTTCAGCATCGATTGAGTGGTATGCGTTAAGGTCTTGAGCCAATTCAGGAGTCCAAACTGCTTTTAACTTTCTAGTCTTAGCAACGATTGCTTCAGACTTAAGTTCTAAGTCAATTTCAGGAATCTGAAGGTCAGTACCATTATCTAAACCAGAGTCAGCACCTGAACCATTGAATGGGTTTCTATCTTCGAAATCACCTCTATCGTAATCAACAGGAACAACTGAGTGTTTAACTGTCAATGCGTTACCGTTGATATCAGCAACAGCACCTGAGATGAATAAGTTGAAGTTAGAACCATCGTAGTTGTTGTATGCAGCAACGTTAGTTGCAACACCAGTACCTGAAACGATGAATGAGTTAGCACCATCTTCGTCAGCAGTAGCACCGATTTGTGCTTTAGCGATAGTTAACTTAGTGATATCACCAGCAGCAACTGAAGCAGATAATGCTCCATCAAATCCTACCTCTGCCCAAGTTGCAGATGCAGAAGTTGCGTTACCAGTTGCAACAGTAGCAGAAGCTTCGTTTACTGAGTAACCGAATCTACCATCACCGTATAAACCTTTAACAGCTGCGTCAGTTGAACCTAAGTCAGTAGAGTTACCACCGAATAATGATTCAGTAGTTGCTCTTCCTGCAGTTGCAGTACCATACTTAAAGTCTAAATAGAAAATTAGACCTGAAGGTAAGTTCATTGGTTGTACAGAAACGAATTCTTTAGAAGCAATCTCACCAAAGATTCTTCTTACTAAAGGTAAAGCAACACCGCTCCACTCTTCAGAGTTATTTGTGGTACCTGTTGAGGTAGCCTCATCAAGCAATTGTTTTGCTTGGTTTTCTAAAAGAACAGCCATTGAGCCTTGTTCTCTTTCTTTCAATCCTTCAAGAAGTCCAGTTCTATCCCATTTTGCTTTTAATCCTCTTGTTTCCTCGAGCATTACCGCTTGTGGGTTCTTGGCTTCCATCAGTTTGTTTAAATCAAAATTTGCCATTTTTATTTTCCCTTTTTAATGTTATTAAATTATTTGATATTAGCTAGTTTTTTGAATCTTTCAGCTAATACATTAGCACTTTCAGTAATCACTTCTTTAGTAGGAGCAGTAGATTTAGTTGCTTTAGGGGCAACACTCTCAGAGATTGCTCTCTTAGATTTTTTCTCAGTTCCTACAAAATTCATTGATTCTGCAAGTGTAGCGTAAACTAATTTTACTTCTCTAACAGATGTTGTTCTGTCTAAGTTTTCTACAACTTTTGCTTTTTGTTCGTTAGTTAAAGCATATCCTCTGAACAACTTGTTAGCGTATAATAATTTTGCGTTCAATAGGTTTACTTCGTTGATAGTTGATTGAAGTTCTTTGATAGTAGAATAAGCTTCTTCCAACTCTGCTTCTAATTCAGAGTGGTCTTCACCTTCTTCTTCTTCAGATACTTCTTCTTCATCATCTCCGTATCCCATTTCTCTAAGGATTTCTTCAAGGTCGATTGTTTCTTCTTCCTCGTGTTCTTCCTCAGAAATTGAAGCGTCATCAGCATTAGTTGGGTCTTCGATAGAACCATCTGCTTCTTCGATTTCCTCTTCACCGTGACCTTCACCTTCGTAAGTTCCTTCTTCGTACTCTTCTTCCTCACCTTCGTAAGTTTCTTCGTACTCAGAATCTTCTTCCTCAATTTCTCCTTCAAGTTCTCTGATGATTGCTTCTAAATCTAATTCATCTTCATCTTCGATTTCATCTTCAACTTCGATTTCATCTTCTTCAGAAACTTCTTCTTCACCATGCTCCTCTTCAGAAACTTCTTCATGGTCTTCCTCTTCGGATACCACATCTACGTTCTCATCCTCTTCACCAACTTCATCAGATTCTTCTTCAGTTTCTGCACCAAGTTCGGTGTGAGCATCAGCAGCGTTTGCAGATGGTTCAACTGGAGTTTCTTCAGTACCATCACCAATATCACTAGAATCTAATTCCTCTT